TTGATTCGCTTTGCTACAGATTGCCAGGTCGCGCTGTCTTTACCCAGTACAGTGATCACCAGGTTGTCGCCGTTTTCGTCGGTCAGATAATCGCCGGTTGCAGGATGTTGAAGCCTGACTTCAATGCCTTCATCGGCGGCAGATTGCAGGTCGATATTAGCTAAGTCCATGAATCACCTTTAGGCAGCGACGTTGACAGGTGCAGTCGTCAGCTCCAGCGTAACGCTGTCTGACTTGATGCTGTCCACGTTGCCAGGATTGATTTGATAACCCATCACCAGGCCGGTGAAGTAATCATCTTCGCCGTCAGGATAGGTAATCTTTATACTGATTTCAGTGTCAGCAGTGTGAGCGGTTTTCAGCACGCCTTGACCAGTATCAGCGACATCAGCCGCAAAATTCAGCGTCAGAGAACCGTCGTTCACAGAGCCTTTTCGCTTGACCACTCGACGCTCGCCAAGCGGCATGTGAGTGATCAGGTTGTAAACACTGCCGAATGCCGGGATTTCGGTGATCTCGCCGACGGGCGACCAAGACAAAGCGCCATACCCAGCAGCGTCATAAGTGGCCGGCAGCGATGCGCTTGCGCTCAAAGTAGTACCGGCGGAAGTTTGAATAGCCATTGTTTAAACTCCTATAGTTTATTGCGCAGCAGCTCTGATGTTACTTTCGAGCAGCTTGTTAAATTGTTGAACGTTCTTTCTCACCCACCCGGCTGACGCTTGATCAGACCAGCCCTCAAACTCAAGTCGGTATATGTACGGCAAGTTATTTGTGATGTAAAAAATATCACCCACTGCAACCGAGATCGGTTCGCTTATCTCGGCAATCTTAGAGCCAGAAATAGAGCCTTTCTTAGTGCTATCAACTGATTCCGTCGTTCGATAATCGGGCGAGCCGACACTTACAAACCAGTTATTCTTCGCTCGGCCAGTATCGACCGGCGTGCCTTTTATAATTCCTGCGCTGACTTGGAAAAGTGTCGCGCGTATAGCATGGCTCATGTTTTCCCCAATGCGCTGTTCTACTTTTTGCCAATCCGATTCAAAGCTCATGCAAAAGCCCGCCAATAGATACTTATCGGTATAGCAAACTGATTATCAATAATCAGCGGCGAATTGATGACGGTTTTCGTAATCTTTGTCATTACGCCGTTGTAAGTATATTCACCGCCTCGCGGGAAGTGCAGTGCAACCAGCCTTGCCTGTTCCTGCGCATCGAATCGCCTTGTACCTCTATCTGCAATCACAGTGACCTGGTAAATGCCTTCATAATCGTCAGTGCTTGCGTGCGCAATTCCAACCGGATCCTTCATGTTCGGCAGGAAGTTTTCGCGCAAATAGATCGTGCCAGCAGTCGGAGAATAGATCGTGTTCTCCCAAGCAATCGGTGGTGATCCAGCGACCTGGATCAGCGCCAGCCTGGAAGATAATGCAGTATTTATATCTTTCTCTGCTGCGCTCATTCTCGAATCTGGCAAATATATATAACATTCGTTCCGGCTGGATTTATCGGCGAGACAGTCATCACCCGATAAGTCTTGCTATTAGCCTGCACCTTCCAGCCTGCCTGTGGCTCGCTGCTGACATTATTGGCGATCAGCTTTAGATCGCTTGTCAGTACACTCTGCCCGTCAATCTCTGCTGCCCGGAAATTTAACGTCACGCCATACCCAGCAACTGTGGTCGTCGATCCTGCTGCACTAACAACACCAGTCGCCGGATTGATTACTTGTCCTGAGGTATAACTAAACGTAATCGCCTGGCCATTATCTTGCAGCATACTGGCCGCGATTGATTGCAGGTGCAGGTAATTGATCGCCATGGATCTATGCCCGAATCACCGTAAAACTATTCCCCATCGTGCTGCTGGTCACCAGCTTGCGCATGATGTTCCCAATGCTGCGGATTACAACAGACGGAGCCGCATTATCCATGTACTCAACCTCCAGCACATCGACTTTTTCGCGCTTTACTGCTCGGCTCAGATTCGACAGCGGATCATTGCCACGCATGATCGATATAGCGATCGTAATCTGCGCGTCTTTGACCAGTTGCGGGATTTCGTCAGACTCTTCTAGATAACCGTCGATCCACAGATCAGATCGCGGGAATTGCAGCGGCTGAGTCTCTATGTATTTGATGCCTTTGAACGGTTGCTGCTCGAAATAATCCATCGCCTGGATTAATAGCTCGGACTCATCACCATAGGTCGAAACGATCGTGATATTCCTGTCGGCGCAGAATTGCGTAAACTCGGCAACAGTCACATAGCTGTTGGCTCCAGACACAACCGTGCCATCCTCAACAATTATCGTTGCCATGATCCACTCCGAATGAAAGTAATATGATGGCGGGCCACAATCGCAGCCCGCCACCATGATGCCGATTAGCCCAGCAGTACTGCCATGTGTTCAGGCTTGATAGCCGACACACCCCAGGCCAAAGCCACTTCAAAGTGAACCTGCCTGTACTCTTTGTACATGCTCACCTCGAAAGTGATGCCAGAGCGCGGGTCAGTCATGAGCATGACATCCTCGGCCAGATCGCCCTCGATGGGTCGAGCCGGAGCGCGAGTAACCAGGACGATGGAGGAGCGGTTGAACGCCATGTTGGCAGCATAGCTGTTGCCAACGGTGACGGCAGTGTTATCAGCAACAGCGGCCTTGAGGCCAGGCGCGGCGATGGTGAAGGAACCAGCAGACAGCGCGCTGGTCACCAGGTACTTGTTGCTGTCGCCAGCAAAAGTAACAACGTCGCCAGCCACGATGGTGCCGGAGCCAGTGTCTACGCTGATAGTGGTATCACCTACAGCGGCAGCGGCATCGGTCTGGTAGCTCGCGCCAGTGCCTTTCGTGTGGCCGTTGACCTGAGCAGATTCGCGGATATCCATGCCAGCAGTAGACAGCAGCACGCCTTGGCGCAGCAGCGAGTCATTGCCTTGGATATCAACGCGGCTTTGCAGGCCCAGCATCTTGGCACCAGCAGCAGAGCTTACGACCAGCTGATTGCCGGTCAGCGGAGCGCCGTTGTCTTTCAGGATTTTCAGAGCCTCGGCGGCATCGGTGAAATCACCGGCCGAGCCGAAAGGAGTGGTCCCAGCACTACCGTAAGCGCGGGATGCAGCGACATACAGATCAGCGATATCGGATTCGACTTCGTTGCAGAGAGTGCGCATCGCCTGGGCAAACTGATCGCGCAGGATGTTATTGTAACCAGGCCCGCCAGCATTCATGCCGCGCTGCTCTTCGCCATTCCAGCGGATCGGCACGCCACGCGACTTGCTGATGCTAATGGTTTTGTTGGTTACAGTCTGGTCTCCAGTATCTGGAGCCTTCTGGGCCGGAGTGATATCGGCAGCAGATGATGCCGGAGCAACAGCACTGCGGATCGTCTGACCTTTAGCAGCTCGCTCAGCATTAGCGTCGAGAGTAACGGATGGGATGAAACCGACCAGTTCGCGCGATACAGTATCAAGCGCTTCGTACAGGTCGGGAGTCAAGTTGGTAAGAGTGTTAGCCATGTCAAATCACCTTTGTCAGTCCTGAATAATTCCTCCGTTTTTGACAAAGGCCATTTTGCGGTCAGCAGGTAGCTTGTCAAAATCGGATCGTGAAATCTGTTTTGCAGCCCCGCCGCCAGCCGAACTCGATGCGCCACCCCCAGTAGCACTCGAGCCATCAACCAAAAATGGGAACTCCTTTCTGAGGTGTTCCATCAGCGCACTCGAATCAACTTCGATGCCGCCGACTAAAAATTGTACGCGCTCCCCATCATGTCGAGCATATTTTGCAGCATAATCGGCCAGAACCTGGGCGCGTTTTGTGTCGCTCTTGGCAAGCTGGTTGCCGATGCTCTGAGCCGATGAATCGATTTCTTTCTGCCGGATTCGATTGGTAAAGTCCTTCAGCTCGCTATCTTTCTCCGCAAGTTTTTGCTGCGCTTGCTCCCACAGAGTTTTGAACTCGCCTTTTTCTTTCGCTCTTTGCTCGTCCTGCTCCGCTTTCTGCTGCTCGATCTCGCGAGCCTTTGCTTTCGCGGCTTTTGCCTCGTCCATCAACTGCTGGACTTTGTTCTTCAGCCCGCTTAAATCCTCACTAGCCTGCGGAATGCCAGCGACTTTTAGCACATAGCCATCGTCGCTTTGTTCGTACAAGCCCCGGTGAGATTCGTCCAGGTCGTCAATATTTTCTACCTTATATTGCAGCATTCAGTACCCCGTACTTGCTTGTGTGGCCCAGCCACTGTTTGCATTATAACAGATAAATTGATCTGTCAACATTATATACCAGCACG